TTTCTATGTGCTCGTTCGGCGTAATCCTTGACTGACTTTATCTCGTATTTCGACGGTTCTTCTCCTTGTACTGGAACCTCATCAGATGCACCCTCAATTGCCTTATCTATCTCGGCGAGCAAATACTTCTTCTGCTCTTTCATGGAGATTCCGGGCTTGTCTTTCGACGGAACACTCACTGTATTACCAGCGGGCGTGGATTCGACTTTGACGGGTTCTTAGCCCTTCTTCAACTTGCCGAGTTCGCGGGAGAGTTCGGATTGTCTGCTTTCGTTATTGGGATATTTTCCTGTTCGTACCCGTTGTCTTTCAGGTAATTGTTGATTGCGTCCGCTTCCTTCTGGCTGATTGACCAATCCTCTGGCTGATGCACCAACTCCGGTGGGGTTATTTGATAAAGGTGATACTTCTCGCACATTGCCAAAATCGCGTGCGGTTTCCCCTCGTCGTTCAGAAATTGTTTTGCTGTTTCCTCCGTCCACCCTTGGAACAGTCTCGATTTTATTATTTCCAGTTTGTTCCAATCCTTGAATATTCGTTCCTCTGCCGCCGCCGACCATATTGCGTAAGCCATACTCATTTTTTGTTTCCTTTTCGCTAAGTCTTTCATCAATTATGTTTTTGTATTTCGGAGTTTGGAATCGTTTTAATGCAAGATTCAATGCGCTTTGTTGCGAGTCCTCCATAAGATGTTTTCTTGGTTGAGCAATCTCTTCACCAACAGAAGGCAACCAGACGGACCAACCTGATTTTGTTCCTTTTGTTTTGTTTCCTCTTGGAGAAATCAACACAACTTTATATTGTTCGAAACCAGGAAGAACATACCCCTTCCCCGATAGTTCTTCTGTTTTTCCTGATGGATTTTTCGCCTCAAATGTTATCTTCGGTTCCAGTGTAATCGGTTGTGCTACTTGCGGAGGGTTATCTCTGAATGCTGAAATAGTAGTCGCCCCTTGGTTTTCCGGCTTTCCGGTTGTAGTAATTGCCGTCGGTTCCGCAGAAGCGACTGGCGGGGCGACTTGCCCTGCCTTTTCAGGGGCGGGTAAAGGTTGTTCTCGCACCGGCTCGGGAGTAGGCTTTTCCGTGGTAAGCTCAACAGGTTTTGTTGGGGCTTCCGTTTGGATGGGCGGTTCGCTGACCGCGCCAGTACGAGAAATGGGCTTTTCCGGCGTTATTTCCGCCGGTTGGGGTAAAGGTGCCTCTTTTGGGGTTTCGGGGCGGGAAGGCTGTGTTTCGACGGCCTGTGCGCCTTGTGCGGGGATTCCAGCGGCCTCTGGTTGGGGACCTGTTCCTTCTTTTATGTGCATCCATGCCTGTGTAGGTGTCATTTCTGAAATTTGATCCGAGTTAAATCCAATAGTTTTAAGGTTTTCTCTCATTTTTGCGGTTATCATCAATGGAACTTGCACCCCAACTTGTGGAACCAATCCCGTCAGTCGCCTTGGCTGATTCGCATTTTCTGGAATTTCCTGATATTCAGGGTTCGCCGTCATTTGACGCAATTTCATCTTGGCGAGTTCGTCGCCAGCCTTGGCTTTGGAGATTGTGTCGGCCAAGTCCTGCGCTCGTTGCGCCTCTTGCGCCCGGAATTCTTGGCGTTTCGCACCTTGTTCTTGTGCGGATTGAAATTGTTGTTCGGCAATGGTTCTTGCCTCTTCTGGAGTTTTGCCTGCTTCGATGTTCTTCTGCGTCAAATCATCTACCATCTGATTATGAAGTGCTGTTTCAGGATTGTGAATAGCCCCCATTCCAGCCCCTATCAATCCAAGACCGATACCAGAAGGAACCGCCTTCCACGCCGCCATGATTGCATTTTCTCCTGCTTGCGAAGGAGTAATTCCTTCTTTTCCAAGTTCTTCGTCCAATACTTGTGATGCCGCCTGCGTGGGCATTATTGCCATGTTGGTCAGAAAGCCCGTGATGGCTCGTTTCAATGCCGTTGTTTGTGTTCCCTTGAACATCTTGTCAATCCCCAGTGAAAACAGTCCTGTGGTAATTCCACCAAGAATAATACTACGAGTTCCGGCTTCTTCTGGAGACATTCCTTCGTTTCTCAATTTGTCATATTCGTTTCCGAAAGACTGCGCCCCGAATACGAATGGTGCCGCTTCTCCGGCCAACACAATGGGAGCAAAGGTCCCGATCATTCCGCCTATACTATTTGCCCACCATGACGGGTCTTTCATTACTTCTGCATGAACGATTCCTTCTTTATCTATGATGGATTTCCGGGATGATTCTGGAATCGCTTCTTCTGTTTCTTTCGCCTTTTGATTCCAATAATCAGATGTGTTTTTCCCTATATCTGTTGTGAGTTCAGAAAGGCCAGATTCTTTAAGGAGTTTTCCAATATCAACTCCAGTAAATCTATTTATCGCTTCGGGCAGTTCTCCCATTGCCCTTACAATTCCACCTTCGGCAGAAGCAGTATTTTCAATTGGAGAAAGAATCGAACGTCCAAAATTTTTCAATCCTTCACTGAAAACTACAGCAGTAGTATCCGGCAACGGTGGCGGCAACGGTTTTGGCATGGGCGTCGGAATCGGATTCGGGTTCGGTGGCGTAGGAGTAGGAGGAACTATTACAGGAGCATCCGGTAAATGATCCCACGGATTTCCTTGCGGTTTTTGTGATAATCCTGCTTTCAACTCAAACGCTCCGCCCGGTCCATATCCGAATCCAGTTCCAGGTCCTTCTGGTGTCATTGCTTGTTCCTGATACCGATTCGCGGCCTGTTGTTGGGATAGTCCGGTTACGGGAACGATCTCGGATTTAGGTTGTTCCGGTGCATCAGGAAGGTGATCCCACGGATTTTCTTTTTCAATCGTAGCAGTCTGTCCTGGCGCATCTGGAAGATTGTCCCAAGGATTTGCCATAGATTCCCTTTACTGATTTAGAACAGCACCGCCCATTGCCCGATATTGATCTATTTGATCTTGCGGGACAAGTTTTATTTGACCGTCAGGGAACTGCATTCTCATCGTTGCTCCGACTTCGCTTGCTTTGGCGTTCGGTCCCATGACGTTCTGATTTTGCTGGGGTTGTGTCGCGGGTGTTGTGGGTGTCGTACTACCAACGCCAGCCGTTGTCGGTTGATTTCCAACAGAAAAACCACCCTTCCCATCGAGTTTCTGAACAATTTTGTTATACGCATCTTCCGATTGTTGTCTGATTCTTGTGGCAAGATTTAACGCAGAAGTTGCCTTGGATTTCGCCGACGGATCATTTCCCCCGTTCGCATCTGCAAACGCTAATCTCGCCGAATCTTCTTCTGCCTGCGCTTTTGCCAAATGCTCTGCTTGTGCCTCAACTGTCATTTTCTGTTGAATTTGGTCATCAGTCAAATGCGACTGATCCAATTCGTTTAATGGTTTTCCATTCAATTTTATGAATGTATTCGCATTGATTTCTGCCAATCGTGCTTGCCTCAAATTTTCTATGGATGGTTGAGCCGCAACTTTCCCCTGCGTCAACTGGGTTTGTGCCTGTAATTGTTGTTGGCGATACGGCATCATTCCAGCCTGATATGGATTGTACGTTCCCGCCCGCATTCCATACATATTCATCTGGTGAACGCTGTTTGCCTCGTCTGCCCCGATATGGATAGGATGTCCTTCCTTGGAAATGGCATCAATAGAACCATCAGCATTCAGTCTGGTGCTGTTCGGTTGCACCATGTCGAAACCTTGTTCCGCTGTCCGTGGATTTCCATTCAATACTCCGCTAATCCAGTCGGCCATGCTCTTGTGCTGTGGCGTCATTTCTCCTGTCTGATTCGGAGGATTCTTCGACAATCCACCCTGTTGCTGTTGCGCCTGCGCCTCCTCTTGTTCGGCGTGAATTTTCATCTGATTGGCTCGATCAGCACTTTCTAGTTGTTCTTTTCTCAAGTTGATATTCTCTTGGGCCATCTCATCCTGATTCCGTTGCTCAGTCAGTTTATCACCATATTCAAGTCCCGCCGTTTCTCCTGCATACATGCTCATGTTGTGTTCTCCTTACATTCTAGAGGTCATATAGGGATCGTAGTTATAGTTGGTCGGAGTCAGGTTGGGTGCAGTAGTTTTCATGTCGGCCATTTCTTGAATCATCTGGTCAATCTGGCGTTGTGATGCGTTTGTCTGTTCTGCCTGTTTCACGCCTTGTTCCTGCGCCAATTCGCCTGAAAGTCCTCCATGTTGTGATTCATCTCCACCATATTGAGCCGCAAGTGCACCGTATCCGGTCCGAGCCGCGCCGAGTTCTCCACCGCCCCGTTCCATCATGCCAATGCCGCGATTAACGCCCTGATTCGCCTCGTTCAATAACTCACCCTGTCGCTGGAATTGCGTGGCTTCTGCCTGCCTCTGTGCGTTCGTACGAGCCCCTGCCTCTGCCGCCGCCCTCGCCAGTCCCCATTGAGTCTGCAATCCGACAAAACGACCGGAATTCGGGTTGATTCCCATTCTTGATAATGCCCGATCCTGTACGCCTTTGGATTCATCAAAGGATTCATTGGAATTTACCGCCGCCTGATCCGCGTACCAAGATGGAGCCTTTGCCGCAAGTCCAGCCATACCTGCGTACTGGGCATTCCCTTGATTTCCCCATGTTGACATTTGCCCTTGTCCATACGAAATTTCTCCCGCCCCGAGTCCAGCCTGCTGATTGTTGATTCCGCCAAAGTTATTCAAATTCTGTTCTGACAGCGTTTGATAACTCTGCGGAGAGTTATATCCCGGCGACGGATTCATTCCAAGTCCAGCAAGCATATTGTACCTCTATCTTTCTTTTATATTACATCTGATACGGCGTCACAAACGTCGTAAACGCACTTACCGTAGTTCCCACCGCGTTCGTCGCTGTCACCTTGAAATAGTACTTCGTCGCCTCCGCCAATCCCGCAATCGGTTCCGCTACGTCCACCGGAATCATCCCGCTTCCACACGAATACGATCCAAGCACATTCTCACAAGCCGGCGTTGTTCCCCACGAAAACTGGTACGTCGTTGCCAGCGAGTTTGGATTTACCGTCGCGTTCAGAGTTCCCGCATTATACGATACCGCCGTTGCGTCCTCAATCACCACGGTCGGAGCAAGCCCCGTATCCATCGTAACGACGTTGCTGAACGCCTGTCCACTCGCATTCGTCGCCACAATCATAACGTAGTACCGCGCCGGAACAGTCAGCCCGGTAATCGTTGCTGTGACGTTTACGCCCACGCTACCCGGAGCCAGCACCACCGGAGTTGTCTTTGTGGCGTTCGTAAAATCAGCGGGCGGATATACCTTGTTCACCGGATCATACGCCACGCTCATATACCAGAAAGAATAGTCGCAAGGTGAATTGTTCGGATTCACTATTCCCGTCAATGTCCCGCTTGTTGGTTCAACCCACACCGCGCTCACCATCACAGGTTTTGGCCATACCGGAGTTTTGCTCTTCTGATTGTTCAGAGCAAGTTTCGCCACATTCGTTACTGGGAATTTAGCGTCATCAGGACGTTTCCGGATGAGCTTTGCTCGTCGAAGCAAATACTCAATGTTTTGGTTGTTGGCGTCTAACGCACGACGAGTAGCCATATCCTGAATCATGTCGGTAGCAGGGCGTCCCCTAGCCAACTTGCTCCAGTCGTTCCGTCGTCTATCTCCATTCACAATTGTCATGGTGCTCCAAAATTCGTGTATCTAGTCATAGTCCTATACCACACTGTTTCAAATCCGTAAGAAATCTCATCAACATAAACTTCTGTTTTCATCACTCCAATGGGGCAGCTGTTCCCATCAAAAGTGATTTCGTTTTCAGCCCAGATAAGCGTTGTAGTTCCAGTTATGTCGGGCGAAAAAATCGCGGTCCACAACTTTGTATCCGTGGTTCTTCCCAATACCATCTGACTTCCCTGAATATACGCAGATGCCCATCCAGGAACATAGGTAGGATAACTTCCTTGGTTCGCCGTACTGGTTTCCGTGGTATCTGTTGCGGGAGGCGGATCAGCTGTCCCCTCTTTTCTTACATAGGTTCTCGTCGTTCTTGACGTGAATTTGACTTGTCCAAGGTAAAGCGAAACAACCTGCAAGGAAATGGGAAGTGTCTTGTCGTCAAGATAGGGCGCAGAAATGGTCAATGTTCCCGTATAAGAACCAGATGAAATTCCTGTTTTGGATAATGTCAAAGTAATGTTTTGCGATTGTCCATCTCCCTGAGTTTGTCCCTGAAGATGTCCGCTGGAAACATCCATGGTGACTTTTCCGGTCAATCCAGAATCTAAAGTCAAAACACCCGTCCAATCCAGTGTTGTTGTTCCAAGTCCAACATTTTTCACTGTTGCAATCACCGTTTCAGTTCCCGTATCTCCCGAGAAAATGTGTGCAAAATTTAATGTTCCAGTCAGTTGAATTTCCGCAGAATCCGTCATAATCGTAACTGCATTTCCGTAGGTGATTCCATCGGCATTTGTGGCTACCACTCTATAAACATACGTCCATCCAGGCCTCAATCCACTGATGGTCGCGTTCACCGAAACATCAGAAACACCAGTACCAGCAGATAAAACCGGTGTGGTGTTGCCGTATGATTGAGTATAACCCCACTCGAAATAATAGATTGTTGCAAGACCATTTGGATTTACAGAACCATTCATCTGCGTACTTCTGTCTGTTCGGCTACTATCCACCAATGTTTGCACGGTAGGAGAATTGTTTTTTGTCAGAAATTGTTGTATTGAACTTATCGCTTGTCCAAGAGCATTCGTTCCGATCAATTTGAAATAATAAATGGTTTTATTCGTTAATGAAGATAAAATTGATTCGACGGGAATGGAAGATGATCCTGACCCAGCAGATAATTCATTCGTTAGATTCGGACAAGACCGATCCAATCCCCATGCGAAACGATAGGTTGATTCCACGGAATTCGGATTAATATCTCCGTGAATAGTCGCTCCTGTTCTTGAAATACTTGTTGCAGGTTGAACGTCAACTTGAGGTATTTTTCCTATATCCGTCGACATCCAATTACTAAATGCTTTCCCTTTTTCATTCCATGCAACAATTTGAAAATAATATCTCGCTGGAACCGTCAACCCAGTCATACTTTCCGATACTGATATTGCAAGCATTCCGCTTCCTGCATCCTTCGTTGTCATCTTGACGATGTTTGAAAAGTCGGGACTTGGATATTGTTTTTTTATGGTATCCCAGTTGACATAAGTATATTGAAAATAATAACTGGTGTCGAAACCATTTGCCATAACAAGACCTTGAATCACGGAGGAATTCGGTTTTATCCAGTTCGCTGAAACCATGACGCATTGTGGCCACAAGACTTTCTTTTTTCCGTTGGGAAGTCTGGTGATATTCGATAATGTATATTTGTCGTCATCGGGACGATCTCGAATGTCTTGGAATTTCCGTAACAGATATTCTATATTCTGATTATTTGCATCTAAAGCCCTGCGAACCGCCATATCTTGAATCATATCGGTAGCTGGGCGCCCCCGGCCAAGCCTTGACCAGTCAAACATTCTCGGATCACCATTTACTTGAACTGTCATTTCTGTATCTGATCTCCTGTCCTCAACAACATCATACTGGAAGCCAATACGACTTCTACAATCCTATCTGTCCCGATCAATTCGATTTCCCATTCCGCGCTCCGATCAAACTTGGGAACACGGAATCCCATATTGCTCGGCACCGGATACGACCACACTTGAACACCGTTTTCATAGATTTTTAGTGTAGTATTCGCATAAGAATCGGCAATGATCTTGCACGCGCTCCAAATTGCGTCTTGTACGTTCTGAAATATCTTGGAGTGCCAAGTGTATGTCAGGTAATTCGCTCCAGCCCGCCAGTCGGTAATCTGCAATCCACCCGAATCGTCATCCTGAATTAAATACAACTGGTCATTTATCAAATCCGAGTATAGCCCATACGCCACCTGATCTGTTGTCCCAACGCTAGGCGGAGTCGGATACCCATACGGAATCGAAGGTGCACCCACTTCCCGAAAATCAATAATGATTCCACCGCCAGGAATGAACCCAATGAATCTTGCATCATGTACAGCGGCAATCATCAAACTTGGCTGTAACGCCTGCCACTGGTCACGGGTATAGTAGGACGATGTAATAACCTGCACTTGACCGCCGGTGATACTGCATAATCCATCCGGTGAAGCGTAGCAAACAAACCGTTCCGCGAAGCAGATTGATCTCTTTGCCACGCAAGACTGTTCAATCGGTAATTTGCTTTGTGTCATAATGTCCGGGTGCGTTCCGGAAACATAGTAAGGATTCCCCGTTGTCAGCACAATCAAATCAGCCCCACTTACCGCCAGTCCAACCACGTCGAAATCCACGGTGATTCTGTACCGGGTCGGCCAAGAGTAGGGCAACCACGGCTCGGAAAAGAATATGTCTTTTCCATTGAACGCCGCCAAGAATCCGCCCGGCATACTTACCAGTCCCATCATTGCCGTGGGAGGATTCTCAAGTAATGGCATTGTCTCCGCCAACTGTGCATCGGTGTTGTTGTCCGTGTACACGGTGCCCGGTGATACTTCTGCCACAAAAAAGAAATTCGATTCAGATGTGCCTGTTGCAGACCGATAAATCCGCACGGTTGTCCCGCTTCCTGTCGTGTGAACTTGTATAGTATCATTCGGCATCCACGTCACTTCGTCGCTCGGAACACTCGGCGGAGATTCCTGTCCGTATCCATTCACAATGGTCTGGACGTAATACTGATATTGCGTCGTAGAACGAACAAAATTCATATTCACCGTGACAACCTTGTCATAGGGAATTGTCCATCCCGATTGCGGCGTAGGAGTTGTGCCAGAGTTCTGATTCTGAATGTTTACAACCTGAAATTTTCCAACATTCGGAATGGTAATCAAATCGGAATAAATATGACTTTGTGGGTCGGTCGCTCCTGTCGGGGTGTTTCCGAATGCCGTAGTAATCCGGAAAGGGAGATTAACATTTTGAGCTATCACCTGATGGGATGGAACGTTGAAGGTAAGCGTCAATGTTCCGTCAGTCCATGAATATCCCGTCAAAGGACACGAAACGCCCTGATCCGTCGCCGTTATTCCTGATGGATCAAACAACTGCCCCTTTGTGATCGTAGGTGCGGCGGGAGCGACAATGCTCACATCGTCAACCTCAACCTTTGGGGTTCCAAGAGAAGCATCCCACAATTTCATGTGCAAGGTTGTTCCATCCGTGAAGTAAATCCTTGAATACTGGTCATCGGCAATCGGACCGCGAACTACATTTACATCCGTCAGCCATGACAACCATTCTTGTGACCCAGCATGACGCCAGAGATAGATGCTTTCGCTCCCATTCGGGACGGCTTGAACGGCAAGAGGCTCCTTAATTGCCTGCAAATCTTTTTCTGCAATCCAGCAGTTACGAGCCGTTTGTGCGTTCACATCGGGCAAAGAACGCGGTGATATTTTTGGAATTATTCCGCCCCAAGATTTCCAGCCCAACCTCATGTTCAATCCTCACTGATAAGTAACTTTGTACATTACACGAATCTGTGTGGTCCTGGGGTCGTAATCACTCACCTGCGTACCCCACTCGTACCCAGCCTGAATCAAAATCTGATTCGTCACCCAAATTCCAGTTGGAACGGCGACAATCCCTGCAAGATTCGTTGTGATGTTGTCACGCCATGCCGTATTTGTTGGATAACTGATTACATTGAACGTAGCATTGTACGCATCCGACTTGGCAAAGATTTTTGTGATTGTGGCGTTTTCATCACGCGGACCTTCGAGGCTTTGTTCATAAACATTTGTACTCAACGCAATATCTTTCGTGATATATTCGATTCTAGTTACCGTTATGGTTCCTGGTCCACCGTATCCGAATCCTGTTCCATTCAATACGATGTTTCCGGTAAAATTGCTTCCTCCGGCAGTAACGCTGTTTACGCCTCCTGTCACAGACGAAATAATTCCTGTCAAACCCGATCCGTTTCCAACAAAAGCCGCGTAAACGGTTCCATTTGTGTAGGGAATGGCGTTGGTATAGGTTGGGGAATTTGCCAGAGTCGTAGCGATTGCCAGAGCGTTTGTCCCCGCAATACCCATTGCCAAGGATGCCGTATTGGTCATTTCGCCATTCAACGTGGCAATATCGTTCGTCGCCGCGTCAATACGTCCTGACAGATCGTTGCTGGTAACTGGCAACTGTGATTCCAGTACGGTAATACGCGCATCAAGTCCAGTTGTGGTGTTTGTTGTGGAAACTCCGTTGATAGTAAAGAAATGTACTGGGAACTGCACAAGTCCGTTTGTGTCCACCATGACAGAATCGGCGGCCACTCCCACCAACGGGATAATCAAAGACGAAAGTATCGCAAGCAGTTTTTTCATAGGACAATCCCCGTTTCATCAAGATGTTCATGGATCGTTGCACCAGCACCAACCACCGTCCATTGATACCACAACCCATCTGTCGCTGAATGCTTATAGAGCGAACCATTGTGCAATTTCAAATCACCTAATGTATCCGTACCAACAGAAATGGGAGATACACTTCCCGGCGTACCAGCCACAAGAGGAAATTCCCACGAAAGGTCAATCGTATCGAAAATGATGTACGTATTTTGTGTGGCGTCATATACCAACACATAGAACGTAGCGAGTTCATTCTGTCTTAATGCTTCCAATGCCTCGAACGCATCTACGACTTGCTGGGTATTCAAATCCATCGTTCCAACAAAGTCATCTTGTCCTCCCGTAAAAGAATCGCACGTTGCCACCAACGTACCGGAAGAGGTATTCGGATCGAATCTGTACAAAGCCGCCTTAATGTTGCTGTTTACCAATGATTGTGTCCCGGTCAGTTTAAGAGACAGAGAAGTTCTTGCCGCAATGACATCAGAAGCGGTCATTGCGCCAGTGGTCAAATTTATCTCAAGAGTACTTTCGTCTAAAAGCATAAATCCCCCTAATTCGTCCACGTCGGCGCATTGAAACTCGTATCAAGTCCGGTGTTTCCGGTGAACCGTTCTCGCAACGCCAAGTTGACTTGCCGATTGTATTCTGCATCGAAAAATGCAACTCGCTCCGGACTGGACCAGTCCTTGTTTTTCATGGAAACCAAATACCACATGGTTCTTGCGATAATCCCTTGCGCCCATTTCTCCATGAACCACGCCGCCAATTCGTTGCAGAAAACGCGAGGAAGAAGAACGGCGCGAAGAATAATGTCATTCGGCATGAGTTGCCATTTGAACGCCGCAAGGTCTGCGGAAAACGTACCAGCCGTATGAGCAATCGAGCAAAGATACCGAGACATTCCTTCAATCACATATTGACCCGGAACATACGATATTCCCGTTGCCCAATTCGTTGCCGTAGGAGTATAAACCTGTAAATCCTGTTTAAATTCCAGCATGGACGTGCTTGGATAAAACCAGATTCCACGTTGGTCAAATTCTGGTTCTGTTTCGTTTCCCTGCGTCCAAATCTGTGAAGGACGAATAACATCTGCTTCGTAATCAGGCCGAATCAGATATTGGCGAGCCAATTTTTGAGCCTGTTTTCCTGCCACTTGCGCCGCCGCTGGAGACATTCCGTTCGCAATCGCCGCATTGTATGCAATGGTATATGCGTTTTTGGAATCCACTACGTTGAAGGTCAATCTCTCTGTCCACGCCTCTGTTTTCAAACAAAAATCACGTCCAGCCATTTGAAGGTACTGCATGATTAAGGGATCAGATGCGTGGGGGAGGTCCACTCGTAATGCTGGGAGAAGTTCGGAGTATTTGGAAATCATACAGCATCCTCCATCCATTTAAGATGCAGTTGCGCCGCTTGTAAGTTCTGAACGTCATCGGTGTCGCTAGAAAGGGCGCAATAACTAACGTAGTGCCACAACACCGCAGAATGATCTGCCTGTACGGTTGTCAAATCGGTCGGATTCGCAAGTAAAGTCGGCAATGGATTCTCGACTTTGAAAGCATATTGGATTTCGGGATGTTTCGCCGTCATCTGCAATTCCGCCTGTAGAAGATACCCATACAAAACGGCATCGGGCCAACGTGTTCCATTCGGATCGTTAATGGCTAATCTTGCCTGTGCGATAATCTCGCCTGCTGTAGCGAATCGTGCGGCCATGATTCACCCCCTTGAAGAGGCCGGTCAGGGATAAGACCCAACCGGCCCCCGATTGTCAGCGAATCACAATCAATTATCCTGTCGATCCTGAATCGGATAAACAAGAATCTTGATCTTCACTTTCCCGTTGGTGGACGTGCCAGTGGCCACTTGCAGGGTCACATAGTCATCAGCCGTGTACAACAGGTTGGTGGACGGAGAACAGGTGAGCCATGTAGAAAGAGTCGCGGCGTTTCCGCCGGCAGACCCTACGAACCGATTCGTGGTCGAACTGTCACCAATGTTGAACGTACAAGCAACCGCATTGGTCTGAATAACCGTATAGGCGGCTACCGACACAAGCGAGTTACTTGGAATTTTCGCCAGTTTGTACACATCTCCAGCAGTCCCAGGATTCTTTGTGAAATCCGCAGTCATGGTATAGGTCATCCATGTTTTGGAGTTCGCAGAGGGCGCAGGACCACTCGACTGATCGTACGTTGTGGCATAAAGACCAGCAACGCAGATCATCATTGCAAGCATACCAGTCATAATCTTACTTTTCATTACCTTTGTCTCCTTTGATTTTGTTTTTTCTATGCTTGTTTGTCTCGGTTTACTGTTCTGCCGCTTTGTAAGCATAGGCATTCACAATACCGACCGGCTTGACCACTTTCCAGCCCCAAACCATCAGGAGTTGGAGAAGCGTCTGGAAGTTACCATCGCGCCATTTCTCGGCCTTGTTCAGGCGGAGAGTATAGACAATGGCTTCCTTGTTACCTGCCAGAATCGCCGTAGGAGCCGCCGCAGTCGCGCCAGTTCCATAGACATACACGTTCGTGTAGAACTTCATGCCGTTCAGCATTCCGATGAAACCAGTACGAAGCGTACTCTTGGGATCACCAGTCAGGAACGCATTTTTCAACTCGGAGTTCATCAGGCACCAGTGCATCCACGGAGGGATAACGCACCAGTTATCGCCCTGCGAGGTAGCAACCTGTTCCTGCAACACAGCCTGCAAGCTGGTCACAAACTTCACGATATTGCTGGAATTTACCGCAACACCAGCACCGGAAGTTCCAAGATTCCAACTGGACGACTTCAAACCAGCCGCAGTACCCTTGTTGTGCGAATCAGCCTGATCCACCATGGCCGCGAAGAACGCAATGTCAATGTACTTCTGACCTTCCCGCTGACTGATGTCCATATACTTGTTCGCCAAGTCCAAGTGAGAGAGCTCCGCATCCACATCCGGAAGGGCCACGCTTGCAAAACCAGCTTGGTCAATCACCACGCTAGTCTTGGTCAGGGTCAACCGTTCCGTATTTCCTTTCACATCCATTCCGTTTTCATACGGAGAGAACGTGATGGTGGGGTCGGATGTGATTTCAACCTGATCGCCCTTTTCCAGTTGGTCAAAATACTGGGAAGTAGTGATGTCAGGGAGAACCGCTGTCTGCCAGTAACGCAGGTTCCATTTCTTACTGTAAAGTGTAAGAATAGCACTTGCATCAGTTTTGATATTTGGTACGCCTGCCGCGCTCGTAATCATAACGATACCTTTCTTTCTTAATAACCCCCGAACGCACAGGCATTCAGGGATTAGGTGATTTCACCTTTTTCGATTGCATCCAATAACCGACTATGTTCAGCGGTTTCTTCCTTCGTCGCACCCGCTCCGCCATAGACTTTCTTCTCGATTTCCTTGATTCTTCGATTCGCCTGTTCGAGACTGATCTTTTTCGGAGCAGTCTTGTCAGGAGAATTGGTTGATCTTGGAACATCAACAAGGTCTTCTTTTTTTGGTTTTGCAGGCACAACCTTGGCCGGTTCCGCTTTTGTTTTCGATCTTTCCCACTGCTGGTAGAGTTGAATGGCTGGAGTAGGATTTAATGTTCGACTACAGGCTTGGAACACCTCTTGCCGCGTTTGAACGGCACCCTCGTTTGTTCCTTTGCACCACTGCACGAACGCAGGATCATTGTCGTACTCTTCCCTTTTGGGGACAACCGAATTTACCGTCGACAGCATGGAAGCATAGTCACGTTGAGACTGGGTTTCCCGCAATCTCTGCAACTCTTCCTTGACTGCCTTGGCTTCCTGCTCGGCCCTCAAAGCCGCTTCCATAACAGGGCGAGTTCGTCTTTCCATCCCTTTCGCCACTTCCGGATATTCCGATTCTAAAGGATCAGGTTCCGGTGGTGCCGCAGGTTTTGGGGGATTCTTGCGAAGTTCTTCCAATTCCGATTGCGCCTTTTCATACTTGGCGCGAAGTGCTGAAAGTTCCCCGCCCCTTCTCCCATCATCATCACGAACACGTTTGGTAAGTTCAACAATCCTGGTTTCCTGTTCCGCCATCTTCGCCTTGAACAATTCAAATTCGCTCGGAGTTTTTTCTTCCGGCGCAGGTTCCGCTTGGGTTTCTTCCGCAGGGACTTCCTCTTGTGGAGGGGTTTCCTCTTTGGTTTCAACCTTTTCCGGTTCCGGGGTCGGTTTCTTTTCCGGCACGGCAGATTCTTTGGATGCTTCTTCCAATGCCTTTTCTTGGGCCTTGATTTCCGCTTCCAGTTGTTCTGTCGTCATTGCTTTTGGCGTTGTAATTCTACCACTCATTGTCACACATTGCCGGTCGCGTTCCTTCTCCTGTGGCATCAAATTGAGGTCACATGAGGATTGCGGCGGGCTTGCTTTCTATGCCCGATCCATCGTCGGTTTCGGTCTGCTCGGGCATTTGGCAGGCGGAAACCAGTCTCAAAAATTCTCCCAAGGCTTGCGCCTCGGTGGTTGTATTTTCCATTCCACGCACTCGATTCTCCACATCACGCTGTTGCAGTTCCGAATTGAACCAAGCCAGAACGCAGTTGAAATAGTCATTTCCTTTCAGGTGTCTGATTGCGGAAATCAACTTATCTCGTCCCTGTTCTTCTCTCGGTAACTGCATGATTTTCTCCTTACGCCATGTTCGGATTAGCGGGCAATCCGTGATACTTTGCATGAATTGCTTTTCGCACTTGTGCCTGTTGTTCAGGTGTTCCATTAGCCGAAACGCGAGACAACGCATCTATGGCATGGGATCTTGTATGTATCGGATATTTTCGTTCTTTTGGAAGTGCGAATTCCGAATTTGGTAATGCGTTTCTTTTAGCCGCATTCAACGTACTCATATTCAATCCTCCTAAAGTAAAAGGGCGGGTTACTAAGGTACTGGCCCCAGTAAGCCCGCCCCAACACAACATCCCCGTGGATCAGACGGAGAATCACAATTTTCTTACTTCGTTCGCCCGTAGGCAATCCAGTGGTAATTCGTGGCCGCCGTCACAACAATCGCGTTCGACGCGACAGACGAAACATACAACTGCACAGCGTTCGTAGTCGAGGCCGTGTAAGACACGACCACAACCGGCGTGGCAATAAACGACGTGCTGAACGTGTTGGTGGGAGTGTAACCCGGATACGATGACTGCGTACCACTCTGAATCGTATAGACCTGCCCAACCGTTCCGATAGACCCTACATTGGCAGAACCCGTGGCAGTTCCCGCAACCATGTTCAAGTCAGCCGCCGTCGCTGTGACGTTCGTTCCGTTGATAACCAACGGAGTTACCCCAACCCCATACAAATGAATTGAGGGGGTTACGACAAGTGAAGGATTTATGGCCTCTGTGTCTGCGTACACAAACATTGCCGCCATCAACACAATCGCCGTTACCAACATCTTCGTTACCATCTTACCGTTCATACTTCCTCCTATTTGTTTTTTTGGTCGCAAAGTTTATGTCATACATCCCGCGACCATTTTGGATTTTTGACTTGTTAAAGAAATTCATGCTTGCCCTCTAATCGGTGGTACAGGCGTTACTCTTGTTTGATTTGAATTTTCTGATCCGTTCGGCAAAATCGTTCCCGGCAAATTGGCGGGTGTTCCAGTGTTTGGAACCGGAACATTACCAGAAGTATTTGACGGTGGAGTTGACGGAGTTTCCTGCACTCCAATTTGCGGCATTATCTGCGCTTTTTCATCAGGAGTCAAAGTTTCCCATTTGCAAGCGATATTCAAACTTGGTTTTATGGGTGTTGGTTGTGGTTGTGATTGTGCCTGTTTAATCGCCGCAATTTCTTCATCAGTCGGAAGATCACTAATGTCCACCTTTAATGCCTTGGCTTTCTGCCGTAACATCGAAAGAACAAAACCGGGTCCAGTAATCGGGATGAATGGTGCCGCTTGAGCAATTAAATGGTCGAGTTTGTCCAACTGCAATTCCAAAACGAAAAGCCCCGTAGAACCTGAACACACAACACGGATGTCACCTTTAATATCATCGTCATCTACATATTCCATGTTCCAGTCAGCCCAATGTTGAATGAATCTCGTAAGACACTGATCTATTTCCAGTGTCGCGTCTTTTATGCCCTTGGCACTTGAATTCATCAACGTGGTCAAGCCACTGTATGTCCCCGCCGCCGGTCCACCTCCACCACTCCCGTACATATATGCGGGAACACCGGATTCATTATCGGCATCACTCAAACATTTTTCATAAAGCGAACTCAATTCCGGAACGTGCATCGGGAATTCAATCACGCCCATAGGCGCACCATTCTGTCCTGGTCCGGAATAAACTGGAATCAACTTCTTGGAATGAAAATCTTTCGCATCATTCACATTGATAAGTCTGCTCTGGTCAATCCACGCAATCGTTCCCGTCGCCCACGTTGCATTGTCCAGCAACGCAATCATCATGGCATTTGCCCGATCCTGTGATGCCATCATCAGATGAGGAACACCCACGCCCCAAAATGAACCAGGAGTCAACTTGAACACCGCTTTAAAATAAGATCGAACTCCAGTCTCGTCCCATAACGGCATGACTTTCAGGATATGATTCCTGGTCCAAAGTACTTCAACTTTGTAATCCAATGACGCTTCAAAATCGGGAAAGCCCCAGTCATTCAACATGAATCCGGGTATCGGTCCATTGAAAAGCCACACTTCCAGTCGGTTGTCTATCGGATTCAGGGTCTTGTCTTCCTGCATGTACCGTTCAGTATCACCATATTGGATTGAACTGGTAGCAGATGCCTGCGATTCCGACAAAAAGGCTTCTATCTCGGTTTTCTGGTAATATTTGAGGTCTTTCAGGGTAGATAGACCTTCTCGATACGTCTTGATTCGCTCGAGGATATAACCGTCTTGTTCATCTTTTGCCCACGGTGCCGGGTAAATATCGTGCGGGGATGGAGCCGAACAGGAAGGAATCACTTTGTCCTCGACTACTCTTTGATCCTTCTGCCACTTCGGCATTTTCTTGACCACGGTGAACGGCCCCCGGATAAACGCCGTTCCGTAGGTTGTCAAATTCGACTGGAATTCCCTGAAAACATTGCGAAATCCGCACTCTTCATGCTGATCGAAAATCAGGTCTTCCATGTTCTGTGCTTTTTCTTTCGCCTCTTCCAGTTTGGCTTTCTTGACCTGCTCCCGAATCTTCATCTTGACATCATGGATTTGCTGGTCGCTGACCATGCCACCGCCCTGAATATAATTGGCCGCTTCCTGCATGACGCTGTGAAGAATTTGATTCTCTTCGTCGGCATCAAGTTCAATGTCATCGGTCGGCATCAACCTCCAAATCTTGTCGGCATACGGCATAAGCAAGTCACGCAACCATGCTTCTGTGTGTATGCACTTGGTCTGCGTTAAAGGAACCCAGTAATTCGGGAGATTGTATTTCTTGAGTTGCGCCTGTTTTTCGGCTGAATGTTCTCCGCGCCGGCGGCGTTGAGCATCCAGCAACCGATCCGTGATTCCATTCAACTGCCTCGCCTGTACTGCTTCATTCAGGCACTTGTTCATGTAGGAAAGCAATTCGCTTGCCTTGTCTTTGGCGAGTTCTGCGGCCTTCGCATCATCTGCGGCCTTGCGTTGCTGATCTTCGTAGTCGGAAGCAGAAACGGCAGAGATAACGGGGGTATTGATTTGCGGGGCAGGACTGACCGGCACAGTTGTGGTACTCGCTTCTTCCATGAGTACCAAAATGAGGCCATAAGCGGCCGTGTCAACTATTTTTTGTAGGAATCGTAAATCTTTTTGAATTCATCCCGACATTGCATCGGAATCAATTTCTCCAGCATGGCGGCTCTCGCATCGTTTCGGTTTGCGCCATAACCACGGCATACTTCCTGATCGAAACTAAACCGAATAGCTATCCATCCGTCTTTATCGCGGCGAACAATGGTATGGTCGTATCCTTTGCTCATGGTTCATTTGCCACTGGACCATCCGTTTCTTCCTTCTCTTCCATCGGGATTCCCTCTTCTGGAAACAACGCCAATGCCCTGCTCGCCAGTTCAGAAATATCTATCGGCGTTCCGTCATCATCCACATATTGACGAAGTTCCTTGATTATCTCCGTCGCTTCCTTCGCCATGTCCAGCGGCCACACAACGCAATCGAGAAATTCAAATGTCTTCTTGCAATAGACCCGGTTTTCCCGAATCTTTTCAATGATCCGAATCTGTTCCGCCAGCGTTGTGCGAATCAACTTGCTCGTTCCGTCATTGTAAATCCACACGATTTCGCACCCTACCACCTGCGGTCTGTTCTTCTGCGGAAATTCCTGCATTGTTTTGTCATCAACAACACCCTCTTCTTTGGTCATTCCCTTTCCACCATCTTCCATGGTGAGTTTATAGATGGTCTTGGAATGTTCTGTTCCGCAAGCATCACAAAGGAACATAGAACCGAGTTGAACAATCGCTTTCTCTTTCCCGCACTTGGTACACATGCAATCAAAGGACATTATTGGACCCCTTTCGCTTTGAATTCCCCGCAAGAAACCATCATGTTGTGTTCAGACCTCCAAACGATTTCTGGAAAACGATGACATGGATATTCGGTGACAAAGTTGATCTCTCCCTTGGGTTGAATCTTTCTCGGATCGTGAATGTCCATGTGAACACAACTTTTGCAACACGGAGGAAGTTGTTTGTGTTTCGCATTTTCCAGCATCAGCAATCCTGACATTGTTTCTTCGGCTTTGAGTTTTTTCATATTACCGGATAATCCTTTGCGTAAGTAATCTCCGTGTCCTTTCCATCGGAACCGCCCATTCGATTTCTTATATTTGCGTCCATCCTTGGCCTATCGTATGTCACGGCCAGAGCTTGAAGTGCGTCTTGTAGATGCGATGAAGCATTCTTTACCGCCTCTGCCTTAAACAATTCCTTCCCATCCACCTTGACCCGTTGCAGTTTATAATCGCCTCTGAAACCCTTCAACAAAACTTTGCATACCGGAGAAATCTGAAA